CTATGTAATCACCTATATTAAAGAACCCTAATTGATCCATTATATCCTCATTTATTTCATTTTGAGGAGAAAATGCTACTTCAAGGTAATTTATATTTGCAGTATAAGAAGCACTAGCTGCTGTTATTTGAGATAATGCTCTTAAAGGTGATAATACACTCCCAGAAGGTAAAGAATCATTTTCTAATCTAATTTTATCACTAACTGTGTTTTTTATACCTGCTATAGGTTGGTCATAAAAGAAATATTCTACGTTTGGTAAAAATATTGGGAGATTTGGGATAATAAAGTTACTATCTCCGGTAAAGGAATTTGTTACAGCCCAAGATCCTGTTACTTTAGGGTGTATTGATATTGATTCAGTATATAATTCACCTCCTAAAGATGCTCTAAAAGCAAGTTCATTTGGTCCATTATTTAATAAATTCCCTTCAATTGAATAAGGATTCATAATATAATCCTTAAACACATTTTCATTTAAAACAGTGGTATAATATCTAACTTCTTGGAGGGAACCCGATATTAGTTCAGTATAAATATTTCCAGAGATAGTGTTATTTCTTGCAAATTGGGATGTTTGGCCAGGTAAAGTCCAAGCTGTTGAGTCTTCATTTATAGAAGCAGAAGTATAAAAGCCTAATAATGTTCCATTATCTCCTCCTTCATATATTTTATTCCCAACATGTAATACAAAATCATCCCCATTTCTAGTTACCATAGTTGACCACCAGTCTCCATTAAAAAATGGAAGATAAACACTCGCCGTAGAATTAGGGTAATTAGTAGAATCAGGATAAAAAGTTAAAGTAGCATATTGGTAGTATGGATCTATTATAGAACCACTATAAGAGCTACTAATATAACCTGAGCCGGTGTATGTTAAAGTAAGGGCTGAAGTAGAATCATTGGACCATAAACTTTGGGAATATGGGATATTTGATGTAGGTAAACCATTAGTTTTAAACCTAAAAGCTAGAGTTGAAGGTACATTATCAGGTGAATTCCAGTCTAGGTTTAGGTCCCAGGGGGTGTAGATAAAATTATCATTAGTAAAAAATGAATAATTAAATTCGTTTTGCCAATAATCCCAATCATTTGAATCTACTTTATCTTTTCCTCCATATTCATTGATTCTTAATATTGTATCAGGAATACCATATGAAGTAATAAGGGCGCGTAAACCAGGTAAAGTACCTTTTGCTTTAAGCAGGTATGGTAAGTTATGATAAATGCGTTTATATAGCGATTTATTAACATCATCTAATGGCATATAATCATTAGAGGCAGATATTAAAGTATCAACATATTCAAATCCTGTTGGTGTAGGTAAAGAACCTGTTATTTCAGGGAAAGGAAATAAAGCACCATCAGGTGTTAAACCTAAAAATGCAGTGTATAAATCTACATTAGAAAAATTATTTTGATATAATTTAACCCCAAAATCACGAATTGCATCTGCAACTATATCTTTTGAAACACCATATTCTAAACGATTATCAGTATTATATTTTTCAGAAACATCTTTATAATAAATCCAAATATTATCATAAAATTGACCTACCATTTCAACAAATAACTCATATGGTTCATTTGAAGAATCATTCCTTAAATATTCGGGGATAGAATAATATAAGTTATTAGGATTTAAATTATCAAATACAGATGCTGAAAGTAAGATTCCGCCGTAGTATGGGCTAAATTCATGATCTGAGCCTAACCAAGATAGTACTGTAGACGAATCTGAGGGGTATAGTTGGTATGGTGGTTCTGTGGTGGTTTTAGGGTATGCAAGAGATCCACTTGAGTAATATAAATAATAATCATATCCATCAAAATTAGTTATAATGTTATTTATTTTGCTTTCATATACAGAAATACTGCTACTTATTTCAACAGGAGAGTTTGTCGTATTATTTAAAGTATTAATTAATGATGTATATTGTTCAATTAATTTAACTTTATAATAAAAATTTTCAATCCTTGTTTTAACAGAACTAAAATGAATAAAATTATTAAAATCAGTGTAATCTATGTTAATATCTAATTCTTTTTCTTCTAATAAACTATTTAATTGGTTTTGAGAACTAGTTAAAGAAGTAGTAATTAGGTCTTGATATGAGAGTTCTAGGGTGGAATTATTTACTCTATCTTTTATATCTAAATTAAAATTAGGCCCTTTTAAAGATACAGTATCAGAAATTACAATTGGAACCTCTTCAAAGGTAACTTGATAAGCTATTGATTCTTCTAAAGAAGTTACAATCCATAACAAAGAATTTAAATCAAATTCTTCAGATAAAGGTTCATATAATTTTATTAATACTGTTGGGTTATCAGTATCTTCATTATCTAGTTTAATATTATTAGCTATTGCTAATTGGTTATCTCCAAAGTTTAAATAAAAATCTAAAAAATATGGGCTGTTTTCTCTTTCTTGTATAAATGAAAGAGTTTTTTCAACAATATCTAAATTTGATAGAACTGTACTATCTAATCTTATTTCAGTTCTGTCTGAGGATATTTCGGCTATATATAATGATTCAACGCTTGAGCCTAATTTTTTGTTAAAGAAATTAAAATATGTAATATATGTCCCTTGATCAAAACCACTATCAATTAGTATGTTTTCAGGGTCTAATATTATTTCGGTTATATCATTATTATTCTCAGCAGATTGGCCATTATTTTGGACGGTATATTTAGTAAAGTTATAATTAGAAGTTACTATAGATTTATTAATATCATAAATAAAAAATTCTAAATAACTACTAGAAGATAAAACAGTAGCTACATCAAATGATGTTATTAAATTAATATCTTGATTTTCATACGTTTGAAACTCAAAATCTATAGGATTTATTTGAATAATTTCTGCCGCCATTATTGTGGGTTAGCTAAGGTAGTACCGGTTTGTAATTCTATGACTTGTTTTTGGGTATCAAGTAATTCAGTTCTTAATTGGTTAATTTCTGCTTGTAGTGCATTTATTAATTCTTGGTTAGCTGTGTAGTTTATATATTCACTGCTTGTTTTAATTAGATATTCATGTGAGTTTGTAGCTCCTAACTCAGGTATATCATAAAACAATTCGTCATACATAGCAAAAAAGCTATTAATATTAGGTTGTTGAGTTAGTTGTTCTTGAATAGTTTGAACTCCTAATTCTTTAAAAGAAGTATCTATAACTTTAGCATATTGAGCTTTACTATATACTTGTTTGTTAAAGGTTACATTTTCACTCATCCGTTAATAACTTTAAAATAATAATAATCATCAAATACTATAACTGAGCCATTAATATTAGTTTTGATTAGTATTTGGTAATACCTTTCAGGCTCAAGTCCGCTCATATAAATGTCAAAATAGTTACCGTTTGCATCTGAGCTTATTTGGGTGTATTGATCATCAAAGTTAATAACATATTCATTAGTATCCAAATCTTTTACAGCATAATATGAATTTTCTGGTAGGAAATATAAGTTAGTGTATAAAGAAGATGTTTGGTATGTTCTTGGAGGGTATAAAGGGCTAACATTTACCCTAAATCTGTTTATACTTTCAGGGAAAAATGTTCCAGGATTTTCAGCTAATGCCATTTTAATATTAGAAGTAGTAACAATACTTCCTGAAAGGGGACTATTTAATACAGTGGAATAGTCTCTCCATCTGAATTCTAGGCATGGGGGGTATATAGTGTTAGTATCTACACTATAATATTTAAATATAGGTTGAATATATTCGCTTGGGTTGAATTCTTGAGAGCCGGTTAATTTAATTATAAACCCATAATTTGGAATGGCTTCTCCTATCCAAGCATTTACTATATTACTTACATTAGCTTCAATGTCTTTAGGACTTCTTAACCCAAATGATATATTTACTGAGCCTGTTGAGTAACCTAATGCTACATACCCAGGTTCAACATACCCTACTACTACATAAAAACTTCCTGATGAGTCATAGAACCAGTTACCACCGCCAGTACCACCGCAAATACTGCTGAATGAGCTAGTGTAAAAGGCATCCCCGCTAGGGCCAAAGTATGAGCCTGAAAGGCTCCAAGCCCCAGACCCACTGTAATTAGCGAATTTCCATGATGCACCATCAGTTTCTGGGGGGTTATCTAGGTAGTATCCTGTCCCGTTATTCCAAGCTTGAGCTATTGGGAGTAGTTCTAAGAATGTATTTTGGTTTATTCCTTGGACTTCAGCTATAAAATTTTTAAAATATACATCAAAAGAACTACTTCCTATTTTATTAGAATATATATCTAAAATTTCTTCTTGATCAAATTGAATCAAATAACGAGCTACTTCAGGAGTTCCACTAATACCTATTTTATTAGATACTTCTAAAATAGCATCTAACCCAGTGTTAGCAACAGGAGTAGAACAATATAATGTAGTATCTTGGGTAGGAAATAGTTTATAAACAGCCATTAATATATTTTATTATAAATATGGTATTACAAAGGAACTACTTTACCTTTAATGTCTTGATTAGAATATTTTACTTCAAAGATACTAGGATCTAATGATGGATATATTACTTGATTTTGAGTAGCTCCTGTAATGTCATAAGCATACTGAGAGTATCCTTGTGTTGTTCCTGCTTTATTAACTATAGAAATATCTTTAACAGTTTGAACACCTGAGATTTTATCTAGTAATATGTATAAGTCTTTAAGCATTATTGGCTGGTTAAGTTGCCAGTTGTCTATATTAAAGTATCTTTGGATAGCTGATACGCAAGCTAGAAGAACTTCATTGTTATTGTACTCAGGTAATACTATTATTTCAAAATTTACTCCGATATTGATAATATAAGCATCTCTAATTTCAATATTATCACCAATCATTCTATATTGGGATATGTATGTTCTTAAATTATCTTTTAATGTTTGGGTAGCATAATCTAATTGCCCCGAAGAGTTTTGAGATAAAATATATAAGTTAAGTGTTTCAATAGTTGAAACTTGACTATCAGATAATTTAGGTTGTTCAATGTACGCTTTAGTAACAGCACCATAATCAGAAGGCATACTTAATGCTCTAATTAAATAATCATCAGCAGTAACTGATCGTTTTTGGGAAGCTACAAGTGCTAAAGTATTTTGTCTTATTTCTTCTAAGGTATCTCCTCCTTTACCCCCAGAAGCTGCCTCGGGGTTAGTAGCTGTTAAGGAATTAAATACATAATTAGCGGTAGGAGATGTTAGATTTATTTGAGAAAATTGAACAGAATTAGAAGATATACTATTAAGTTGGTTTGCTAAAATATTTGAATTTACACCTCCACCTGTTAAATATCTAATTGTTAAGATAGTATTTGCTGGTGAGATTCCATAAGTTCCTGTATAAAGGAAGTTTAAAGGGGAATAAGCAACTGTTAGTTTATCTTTTTCAAATGGTAATCCTATACCTACATTATTTGGGTTAGGGGTTATTTCTTCAGAAACATCTGAAGGATTACCTGAGCCGAATTGTATTTGGAGTGAGTTTAGTGAGGTAAAGCGTGTGGCGAATCTTCGTGCTATTTTTTTAAGTCTTAATAGGTATGGAATATCATCACTTTTATTAGGGTTATTTACATTAGTATTTTTAATAGGGTCTAATACCATTTCTTGACCTAAATGATCTACTTCATACCATCTATTCCCATCAGAATCAAACACATCTAGTATTTTAATAATGTTAGGAGAATCAATATTTATAGTTTGAAAAGGAAGAGGAGCACCAAAATTAAAAGTTTGAGTATTAATTGTTGCTGATATTGCTTTTCTGCTCTTTTTTAGTAGGAAGTATTGGGGTACGTTTCCTGCTATTTGGTATATAGAAGTTTCTGTTGGGTCTTGGGAACTAGATAATGAAAAATCTACTTTATCTTGTATTAAAAAAGACACACCATTTGGGGAGTTAATAGTGGTGTTTTCATTTAAAATTAAAGCATAATCATAATCTGGGATATAATCTGATCCTGAGAGTTTTGAGGGTACTTGTTGGTAAAAATCTATAGTAACTTGAGCAACTCCTGTTGTTTTTGGTTTATAACCAAACATATATGCCAATTCATAAACGTTATTTGTTTGTTGAGCATATTGGGTAAAGGTTTCTTGAAATTGGTTATCTAAATAAAAACTTAAAACGTCACCTACATATGCAGCTTGTTCCATAAACATCATACCAGGAGATGCTGGTGAAAAGTCTGTGTATGAATTTGGGAAATATGTTTGGGCGTATTCTATTAATCGGGATCTAAATTGGTTAAAATCACGGTTAATATATTTTATATCTCGTTTAGTTGTAGCCATTTAATTAAAATTCAAGTGTTATATTATTTGTAAGATTAGTGTTTTTTATAGAATAAAATAATTTTACTACTAATGTATTTTCATTATCATTTTTTAAAACTTCTAATGATTCTATATTAATATATGGGAAATAATTTTCTATTTTTAATTCAACATTACTTTTTAATCCCGCAATATTATCTTCGGCTATTTGGGTAAATATAAAATTTCGTAATCCCCCTCCAAAAGTAGGATTTAATGGTATATCTCCTGGGTTTGTTAAGAAAAAATTAATTAAGTTATTTTTAATAGCCTCCGCAGTAGTGTAGTTAGGAGTAAAAACTGAAGGGCTGCTAAAAGGGAGGTTAACCCCAATGGCCACGTTAGGATTTAAATCTAAAGGATTTATTTGTTGGGGATTAAACGGCATTATTTATTATTTAATAAACTCATAATTTGACTCATATCTACTTCACCTTCACCTAAATTACCATTTACAGGGTCTACTCCTCTAGGGTTAAAGGTTTGAGATTGTAATGAATTAAAACTTAAAGCAGTTTCATCTAAAATATCCATATACTTTGATCTTAAATCTACAGGTGGTTGTGAAAATGTAGGTTGAGATGGTTGGATTGGGTTAGTAGTTGAAGCATATGATTCTCTAACTAAAGTTTTAGGTGTTTTAATAGCTTCTAATAAAATATCTTTCAATTCTTCTTGAATTGCTTCTTTAACTGCTTCTTTAATAATTTTTTTAAAATCTGTACTTTTCATATGATTATAAATATTTGGTTAATCGGCTTTTAAATTATTTTGTTGAATATAAAATACTAATTCATCTATTAATATCTGGTCAATAGAGCTAAAAGACCATTCTCCTTGTAACATTACTATACCTTGTTGGTTTCTAGCTAGTGCTCTTCGGCGTTTTAATGGTTGGGTTGTATTTTCTGTTTCTACACTCATCTCAAACCCATTTACATTTACTACTACAGGTGATAATTGGTTAGATTGTTGTTGAGTTAAAGCTGTTAATTCTGCAGATATTTGGGCTTGATTAGCTCCGTTTTCGCCAGCACAATGTTGGGTTATAAGATCTAGTAGTTTTAAAAATGCAAGAACTTGAGTTAATACTTCAACTAGCAATCCTAATATAGTACTTAAAGCAGTACTTCCTTGTTTTATTTTTCCAATATTGTTATTTAAAAATGTTTTGGTATCTTGCACAGCATTAATTACCGAAATAGGGATACCAACCCCACCTACAGCAGTAGGGGTAGGTAAAACTTTTAAAACTTGAAAAACAGCATCTATAATTTGAATTGTATTATCTGCTATCTGTAGTGTTTGGCTAACTCCTGTTATTTTATTTAGTACACTATTTAATTGGTTTACTAATTTATTTTTTAAAGATATTATTTTTATTAATATTTCTGAGTCAGGGCAATTTATTTGTTGTTTAATGTTTTCGGTTAATTGTCCACCATTAGCTTCAACCTCAGCAATTAATTCTTGAACTTTAGTTAACCCATATTGGGCTACCATTCCTAATATTAAAGGTATAACTAATTTTTTTAATTCACTTATACTTAAATTAAGTTGTTTTTGTTGAAAAAATTCAAATGTTGTATCAGTTGTAGCATATTTTTCTACTTCAGCATCTTTAAATGTTAAAAGTTCTGTTATTTCTTTTGCTAAATTTGATTCTAAAGGTTGAAGAGTAATAATACCTAAATCAGTTTTAACATCATTAGTAGATGTATACGGAGTAATTTTAGTAGAATTATATTTACCTTTTTTCCCTAAAATATTAATTTCAAATTTTTTAGGATCTAAAGGGGTATTTACTATGTTAGGTATTTTTACTTCAAACTCTCCTTGAGTATTAGTTTTAGTTGGTTTTTTTAAAGGACTTAAAATTCTTACTCCTTTTATAGGTTCATTAGTATC